AAATTAAACGCAACTGGAGCAAAAAGAAAAAGCATTATCATGCCTGGGGAGCAAACGTCAAGTACATCTGCCGAAGAAAAAACAGTCACAGAAAGAATCGTTTGCTGACAGACAGCGAAATGTACAGATTTACTCATGAAGCGTTATTAAAGTATTGGTCACCTGAGATTATTGCAGGCAGATGGAATGTTGAACATTCAACAAGACTATCGTTTTCGTCAATTTACCGAGCTGTAAGAACCGGACAATTTCCGGGAATCAAGCCGAATACGCATTTCAGAAGAAAGGCAAAGCCTTACAACAGCGAAAAGAAATCTTACACACGATTTCTTGAAAACTCGATTCACGACAGACCGATAGATATAAATAACCGTACTCGATTAGGTGATTTTGAAGGCGATACGATTTACGGCTCTGTCGGAAAAGGCTACTTAGTAACAGCGATTGACAGATGTTCACGCTTGCTTGTTGCGGCTAAGTGTGAAGATAAAACTATATCTGTTATCAACAATGCTTTTTCGACCGCTTTTTCAAAAGTGTCGGAATTGATACAGCCGATTACTTTGACTTTGGACAATGGCTCAGAGTTTAACGGCTTCAAAGAAATTGAAAGGGAGAACCATTTAAAGGTATATTTTGCTGATCCGCATTCTCCT